AAAATGACAGGTAATCGATAATGGCCAATGTAGTCATAGATATTTTAGCCGAGTTCACAGGCAAGAAAGCTTTCAAGCAAGCCGAATCGGCTACCGCTGGACTTGAAAAAGGCGTTAAGCGATTAGCAAAACAATTTGCTTCAGTTTTTGCAGCTCAAAAACTTTTGCAATATGGAAAAGCATCAGTCAAAGCTTTTGCAGCTGATGATAACGCTGCTAGATCACTTGCTAAAACTTTACAAAATTTAGGTATAAACACAGCTCATGCCGGTGACCAACTTAATGGATACATTTCACGTTTAGAAAAACAAACTGGTGTTTTAGATGATGAACTCAGACCAGCAATGGATCGATTACTTCGGGCAACTGGAAACGTGGCTAAATCACAAGAATTATTAGGACTTGCTTTAGATATTTCTAGCGGTACAGGCAAGGATTTAACGGCAGTTTCTCAAGGATTGCAAAAGGCCTTTTTGGGTAACAATCAATCACTTGGTCGTTTAGGTGTAGGACTTAGTAAAGCAGAACTTAAAAGCAGCTCTTTCTTAGAAATACAAAAACGTCTTACAGTATTATTTGCAGGTCAAGCTAAAGACGCCGCAGAATCTTTTCAAGGTTCTCTCAATAAACTGACAGTTGCTAGCAATAACGCTAAAGAAGCTATTGGCAAAGGATTAATAGAATCTTTACAAATACTTGCAGGCACCGGCGGTGGTGGTGTAAATGGAGCAGTAGATGTAATTGGAAAAATGGCCAATGGTATTGCAGAAGGCACTAAAAACATTGCCTATATGATTAAACAATTTGAAGCTTTGAAACCAGTAATTATTGCCATTGGCGCGTTACTTCTTATTTATTTTGCACCTGTTACAGCCGCTGTTGCAGCACTTACTTTTCTTATTGCCAAAGGCGGAGCAAACTTAAAGAAATCTGCCTATGCTCGGGGAGAATACGCTGGCGGAACAGTAAGACAAGGCATGTCTATTTCAGGACAAACAGAAAATGCTTTAGGAAGAAAACAACGTCTTGATGAAAATAAAATTATTAAAACTGGTATTGATCTAAAAAAGATTGACAACGGCATAATCAAAGACAAGATTCAGATGACTGCTGGTGAGAAAGCCTTAGCAGAACTAAAAAAGATATTTGATATAGAAGGTATTGAACTTCAAGCAGCTTTGAATGGAACTATTACTAAAGAAGAAAAAGCTAGATTAGATGCATTAAAAGCCATTCATGACTCTGATGATGCTTTAGCATTACAGGCTTTGTCTGCTTTAAACGCTGCTGGAGCAACTGATATTTTTGCAGCCGCCGCAAGAACCGCCGCATTAAAACTTCAAACATCTTATTCAGCAGGTTTAGAATCATTTAAGCAATCTGAAATCAATTCACTTACACAAGGTCCAATGCCCACATCTCCTACAGCAGTTCCACCTAGCATTGCTCAGGGAGCGCCATCCGTTCCTATTTCACCTTTGCAATCTTTCAGACAAAACGAAGCGCAGTATGCTTCGTCTAACTCAGGCGTAAGCATTCAAATTAACCCAGCAGTAGCCGGTCTCATCGATGTTATTCAAAATCAATCAGCATCAGGAATTTCACCTACCGTCAGTCGTGTGAATAGTTCCTATATCGCATGAGTTATCCAATAACCCTAACTGTTACCGTTGATTTTAGTAACGGACCAGTTTTTGGCTATTCATTTACTATTGGTGATCCTGCCAATGGTATTTTAGGAACAAATGTTTTAGCAGATGCGACTTCTGCAACTTACTCAGTCAATGTAACTAATCAGGTAGGCAAAATAAGTGTTAAAGGCGGCTATAATTTATTACAAGATCAATTTGAAGCAGCACAAGCAACTATAAGGATTTACGATCAAACGGGCGCATGGAATCCTGACAATTTAGATAGTCCATATTACGGAAAACTTGTGCCTAACCGTAAAATAAGAATATCTGCTACTTATAATTCAAATTCTTATTACCTTTTTAGCGGATATACATCTGCCTATAATTACAGTTATCCAAAAAACCAAGATATTGGTTATGTCGATATTGAAGCAACAGATGCTTTTAGATTGTTTAATCTTTCAAACGTAACAACCATTGCAGGCACTTCAGCTGGTCAAGACACCGGCGCTCGATTAAATAATATACTTAATCAAATTTCATGGCCAGCCGCAATGAGAACGATTGATACCGGCAATTCTTTAGTTCAAGTTGATCCAGCTACTGCTCGTACATCCCTTCAAGCTATGAAAAACGTAGAATTTAGCGAACAAGGGGCGTTTTATATTTCTGGTGAAGGCAACGCCATATTTAAAAATCGCAATAACCTAGAAAAAATGTCCGGTGGCGCAGTTACATATTTCTCAAATGCTGGCGATGGTATTAATTATTTTAATATAACTACAGCATTGGATGATAAATTGGTTATTAATCAAGCCAATATTACAGCCATTGGTGGCACAACTCAGACTGCTTCAGATGCCACATCTATTGCTGCCTATTTCCCTCACACCTATAATCAACCTAATCTTGTAGTACAAAGCGATGCAGAAGCTCTCAATATTGCTAAGGCTTATGTGGCCACTCGTAAAGATACTGCCCTTCGTATCGACAATTTGACCCTAGATTTGACCACTCCAGACTATGCATCAGGTATCACAGCCGCTCTCAGTCTGGATTATTTTAATGTAGTCAAAATTCGTAATGAACAGCAAGGCGTAACGTATATTCAAAAGACTCTTGAAGTAGTTGGAGTGTCTCATGAAATTACGCCTATTGACTGGAAAACTACTTTCACGACCTCAGAACCCATCATCGATGCTTTCATCATCGGTAACTCGACGTACGGTATAATCGGCACGTCGGTAATGACCTACTAGGAGATATAAATGGCAACAGGATTCCCAGCGGCAACAGGAGATGTTCTGTCAGCTGCAATGTTTAACGGTTTAGTGGCATTTACCCTCAATGCTCAAACAGGCACAACCTACACAACCGTAATAGCTGACTCGTATCAGACTCTTATTACCCAAAGCAATGCTTCTGCTAACGCAATTAAGATTCCTACCAATGCTTCTGTCGCTCATCCAATTGGTACAGTAATTACTGTTCTTAATATTGGTGCTGGACTTTGCACAATTTCAGCAGTCACATCAGGAACTACAACAGTTCTATCCGCGGGAGCAACAGCGGCATCTCCAACATTGGCACAATATAAATCAGCAGCTCTTATTAAAACTGGCACAGATGCTTGGTACGTTGTAGGAGCTATTGCATAATGTTAAATACAATAACTGCAATTAACGGCGCACCTGTAGATGTTAAAACCGTTACCTATTTAGTTATAGCTGGCGGCGGTGGGGGAGCTGCCTATGGTGGACTCGGCGGCGGCGGTGCGGGTGGTTACAGAACCGATAGTCTTGTTTACACTTTAGCAACAAATTACACAGTAACTGTTGGTGCTGGTGGTGCAGGTGGATTATTGGACACTTCAGGTTCAACTGGTAGCGCATCTGTATTTAGCACAATTACTTCAACAGCAGGCGGTGGCGGTGCTGGTGTTGGTAATGCTGGAAAATCAGGTGGTTCATCAGGCGGTTCAGGCTTTAATAACACAACACAAACTGCTGGAACATCAGGACAAGGAAACGCAGGCGGCGGTGGTTCACCAAGCGGAACAGCTGCAGGCGGCGGCGGCGGTGGTGCTGGAGCAGCAGGTGTAAGTGCCACAAGTGGCGAGGCAGGTGCAGGTGGTAACGGAACTGCATCTTCTATTACTGGCACATCCGTAACACGCGCAGGCGGCGGCGGTGGTGGTAAAAACTCAGCAGGCACAACAAACCCAACACCAGGTGGCTCAGGCGGCGGTGGTAATTCTGGTACTTACGGCGGTGGCTCTGCTGCTAACGGCGTTGATGGAACAGTAAATACAGGATCAGGCGGCGGTGCTGCATCATCTACTAACAGTGATCGTAACGGTGGTTCAGGTGGTTCAGGAATTGTTATCTTGCGATACGCAGTAGCTAGAACAATAACTATTGGTGGCGGATTAACTGGGTCTACTGCAACAGATGGTGCTTTCAAGGTTACAACAATCACAGCTGGTACAGGAAATGTGAGTTGGGCATAATGGCACATTACGCATTCCTAAATGAAAATAATATTGTCACAGAAGTGATTACTGGCATTGATGAAAAAGAACTTATTGAAGGTTTAGATACTGAAACTTGGTATGGAAACTTTCGCGGTCAAACTTGCAAGCGCACTTCCTATAACGGAAAGATTCGCAAGAATTACGCTTCTGTAGGTTTTTCCTATGATTCAGTTCGTGATGCTTTTATTGCACCAAAACCATCAAATGCAATTGGCTTTGATGAAGATACATGTCGATGGATAACTTCCCATGAATCCCCTGCTTTGTAAGGCTGGACAGCAGCTTCGTGAGCAGATTGATGATGCTTACCCTGACCGTGACCGTAAAAGCGATGGTTGGATAGGCGATGCCTCTCACTCCTCGCGTCCAAGTGATCACAATCCCGATCCGGCTAACGGCTACGTCAGGGCTATTGATGTGGATAAAGACCTCGACACACGCCCCAGCACAGGTGCTTATCTTGCCGACCAAATACGCCTATGCGCCAAGTCCGGTGAGAAACGAATTTCTTACGTCATCTACGCAGGAAAAATCGCTTCCGCTAAGAAATCTTGGAGTTGGCGTCCTTACGATGGGATTAATCGCCACGATCATCACATCCACATTTCATTCACTAAAGAAGGTGATGCGAATGGTAGTTGGTTCGACATCCCAATGCTAGGAGCAAAGTAATGCCATACACAACACAAGTCACAGTAGGTACAACACCAACACTTATCCTTGCAGCTAATCGAGCCGATCAAGTGGTAAGCCTTCATTCATCTTCCGGAATTATATATATTGGCGCAAGCACAGTATCAACTACTACGGGATATCGAATGGATAATGGTGACAAAATCACACTTCAATTGTCAGACAATGAAGCACTCTATGCAGTTACATCAAGTGGTACAGCCACAATGATGGTTTACGCAAATATCAACTAGGAGACACAAATGAAAGATATCAAGGTCGCAGCAGGCTCATGGGCTAGAGCTTTTCTTGTAGCAGTTCTATCACTTGCAGCAGCTGGCGTGACAGACCCAAAGGCTCTTATTGCCGCTGGTCTTTCATCATGCTTGCCACCAATTATTCGTTGGTTAAACCCTAACGATCACAGCATGGGCATTTCGGCATAATGACTGCCCTTAACTGGGCGGCTCTTGCAGTTGCAACCATCTCAATCGTTACTGGCTTTGTCGGATCAATCCGCTGGCTAGTAAAGCATTACTTGGCTGAACTAAAACCTAACGGTGGCAGTTCAATGAATGACAGACTGAATCGACTTGAAGGGCGTGTCGAAACAATCATTTCCTTATTGGAGAGGTGACACTTATCTCATGGCAAGAAAAGCAACTAAGAAGCTTGTGGATGAAGGTTATTCAAAGTTAGATGCATGGGCTATTGGAGTGCATGAAATGTATCGTGCACTACGCAGGGCTGGCTTCGATGTTGATTTGGCACTTGCCATAATTGTAGAAAAACAGGCATATCCGGAATGGATATTGCCTAACCCAATCAATCCAAATATCCCAGAGCCAGACTGGTATGACGATGAGGATGAATGAAAAGAACTGTTGTAGTTCCAGACTTACAAGTTCCGTATCACGATTCAGTAGCTGTTAAAAATGTTGCAAGTTTTATTAAGACTTACCGCCCCGATTCTGTCGTTACACTTGGAGATGAAATCGATCTCCCACAAATCTCTCGATGGACAGAGAACACACCAGGCTGGTACGAACAAACACTAGCTGCTGACAGAGATGAAGCAGTCGAGGTTCTCTGGTCATTAGTCGAGCATTCTAAAGAAGCTCACATGATCCGTAGCAATCACACAGACAGACTTTACAACGTGACGATGAAGAAGATTCCTGCATTTTTGGCATTGCCAGAGTTGCGCTTTGAAAAGTTTATGAAACTAGATGAACTAGGCATCACCTACCACAAGAAACCTTACGCCATTGCTAAGGGCATTGTGGCAGTCCATGGAGATGAACAGAGCGTGAAGCCTACACCTGGTCTTACAGCCCTAGAAGCGGCTCGTAGGCATGGTATTAGCGTTATATGTGGACACACTCATAGGGCAGGTCAATCGGCCTTCACAGAGGCTTCAGGGGGTCGTATAGGCCGTATCCTGCGTGGATGGGAAGCAGGGCATCTTATGGATGTCAGGCAGGCTCATTACACTAAAGGCACGATGAACTGGCAGCAAGCCTTTATCATTATCGAGGAAATTGGTACAAATGTGCAGGTCAGCCTCATAAACCTAGAAAAGGACGGTACATTTGTCGTCTCAGGTAAGCGTTATGGACGACCTAGATAACGACATCCTTCGGGATATAGACACGGAAATGGATGACTCAGAATTGTTACCATTTCGTTATCAAAATCAACTCAATAAATCCAACTAGCTGTGTAACACTTTCCCTGTTCCTGAAATACAGGACAAGAAAGGGCTAAATGATAATCAATTCATTAACAATAATCATAGTGGCTGGCTTCTCCTTTGCCATCTATGCAGCTTTTAGATTAGGTCAAGAATCCGGCTATGACAATGGATATTGCGAAGGTCGCAAAGCTGTTCGAAAGTATTACGAGCAGGTGGGTAAGTGAGAGCAACTGAGGCATTAATTAATGCAATCGACATTATGCAAGATCGTGGCAAGGTCTATGGTCATCCGAAAATTAACCAGGGTCGGATATCTTCAAGGCTATCCAATCTATTTGATTTCCCAATCTCAGACGCTCAAGCTGCACTTGCAATGGTCGAAGTTAAACTCGCCAGAATCACAGAATCGCCAGGACACACAGATTCTTACATCGATGCAATAGCGTATCTGGCAATAGCACTACAACTACAAACAGAAGAGGACGAACTATATGTTTGATCTATCTAACTATGAAGATGTGAACTCTCGCATCCGCCGTTTTCAAGTCGCTTATCCAGTTGGGAGAATAGTTACAGATGTTATTCAATTCAATGCTGAGAAGGGTCATATCCTTGTATCGGCTCAAATTTATAGAGAGCATGAAGATACACTTCCTGCTGCTGTCGATTACGCTTTTGGAGATGCAAGTACGTTTAATGCTTCGATGCGTAAGTTTTACGTTGAAGATACTGTCACGTCAGCGATTGGCCGAGCATTATCACTTGTCCTCGAGACATCCCATAAACCAACAGTCCAAGACATGGCAAGAACAAAACTCGCAGAACCTAAACCCGAGAAATATATCCCTGTCGTGAAAGAAGATGATCCGTGGACTATAAAAACAGTTGCAATGCCGATAACCAGTGAAGAAGCTGTGGCAACCGTAAAGGAAATTATAGGCGGTACAACCGACAAGGACGTTCCGCGCTGCCCACATGGTGAAATGTATTGGGCTACCGGTACATCCAAGACCGGTAAGCCGTGGGGTCATTTCAAATGCATTGCAGGAGCCACTGGTGAAATAAATCGATGTGCAAAAGGTGAAGACATCATTTGGTATGAGATTGCACCAAATGGATCATGGCGACCACAGAAGGTGAGGGCATAAATATGGGTGAAATGGTAATCTTTGATGATGGCACAGCCACAATCTTGGGAGAACAGTTCTCAGAACCGCAGGATATTGTTATCTATTGCGATCTATGCAATGAACCTGTGGCTATTACTCCAGAAGCTAATGATGAGGTTTTCCTTACTTGCATAAAATGCCATGCAGTTAGCCATATTGCATTGAAGTCATCGAAAGAAGCAGATGCCGAGCCAGCACCGGAAGCATAGAGGTTATGCGACCGAACGCATTGTCGCCATGTACTTGCAGCAATGGTGGCA